CGCATCACAAACTATGCCACCCGCTGCGTAAGCTGCCCCCGTTGCCGTTGCAGTTGCTTGCATTGTAATAGAGCCATTTGTTATCGACCCCGCCACAATTCCACCTGCGTTGCTGGATGACCAACCGGGAAGCGTTACGGTTGGCGCTGCTCGCATTGGTGAAAAAAGGAATGGTCCATAAATTGCCCCGCCTGCTACATTGTATCCAGAAAGAACAAAATTATTTGTCTGCCAGTATCGCCTGCACGTCATCAACTCTTGGTCGTAAGGCCGCATGATGTATGGCGAACGCGCAGCACTCGATGCTTCATTGCCGGGAAGCACGATGACGCCTGTGATCTGGAATGTGTCGCTGGTCGCGGCACCGCCGTTGATGGTCCCTGTAGCGCCAAACGCGTTGTTTGCTGCCCAGACGCCAGCAGGAATTTGATACGTCGTTCCGGCTGCAACGGCGATACGCAGCGCGAGTCCAATACTGTTACCTTGTGTCCAAGTACCAGTTACGTCACCCGGTATAGTCGTGGTTTTGTATTCCCAAGTATCGGCGGCGCTGACAGCAAACGAGAACACATAAACGCGATTGTTGGCTCCATTCGCTACGTTGCCGGAATATGAACCAGTGCGATGTGCCTTGACCCAGAAACCGATAGTTATTGGAGAAGCTACGGCGCTGCCAAACCACAATCGAGCAGTTCGATAACCTTCAATCGGATGATATATCTGAATGTAATCACCCGCACCTATTGACGCGATTGCGGTAGTAACATTGACCTTCAATGAACTGGTAAGGCCGACAGGACCATCGGCCACCTGCTGTGCCGACACCACAAAACCGCCTGTATAAACTAACCATCCATCGACAATATAACCAGATGCCGGAGTGACGAGCGCGCCGCCCTTTTCCTGACTAACCTCCATCGCGCCGTTAATCTGCAAACCGCTGTACGCCATCGCATCAAACGGCGCGGCATAAGTAACGACGCCAGATGTGACTGCATTCGCCACAAATGCAGTCGTTGCAATGGTGGTGTCATTATCACCAGCACTAGGTGTTGGTGCTTTAGGATCACCAGTGAATGTCGGGCTGGCTATTGGAGCTTTGAGAGCATCTTGGGCATTAACATATGTTATGTCGGCTTTCAGTGCGTCCTGATTATCGACGTACGTCTTGATACTAGTCTGCAACGCAGCATCAGCAGCGGTGACGAATGCTGTAGTTGCTATACTAGTGTCGTTATCTCCTGCAGTTGGAGTTGGCGCAGTAGGATTACCAGTGAACACTGGTGAAGCTAGTGGAGCCTTTGTGTCAATGTTTGCTTGTAGAGCAGCACCAGCACTATCGACGTATTCTTTGCGCGTGGCATGATTGGGTATAGTAGCTGGACTACTAAGCACAACTTGCACAAATGACGGTGTGTCGGTAGGACCAACACCAATGTTGTCAGCAGCAGCTACAGGGTCAGCAACATCGCTGAGGTTATTAGTACTCAGCATATCGCCTGCACCACTACCTGATGTGCCGGCATTGCCTGTGCGTGTGAATGCTACAGCGAGATTATCGCCGTCAGCCAGAGAACCACCATGCGCGATGTACTTGACAGTTACAGATTGCCAAGTGCCGTTGTCAACGACAGGACCGTTAACGTCAAACACTAAGAAGTTCTCAGGCGAGGCAGCATTACGCACGTAGATACTGCCACGTGATGTTAGATTAGTGCTATCATCCCAAGTGATGACCCAACCTGACACATTAGGATTGCCAAAGTCAGCACTCTGCGCACTTAGCATCAACTGCGTGATGTTAATAAGAGTAGCGTTGTTGAAGCGTACTTCGCCCATGCCGGGGTCGGCTGCAACTGTAGAAGCGTCGAAATTCCATCTGAATGCACTCTGCGCAGTTACAGCTAAACTAGCTGCTTGCTCTGCTACATCAGCACTAGTTGCTGCCTCTGCCGCACTAGCTGCAGCAGCGGCGGCGCTGTTAGCTGCATTCGTCGCTGCAGCTTCAGTGTCTAGTACTACATTGGTAGCATCAAAGACTGTTACCCAAAACACGTCGTCGGGAGGGAAGGTAGTGCTAGATGTATGTGATACGACGCACAGGTGATAGTGATATTCGCCAGTTACAACTATATCACCTAGCGCGTACACAGCACCAGCTAGCCAATCACCTCTAAACAGAGGCACACCTAGTATCTGTATAGTCCAATAACTAGGATTAGCTAAACGGTCTGCAGCGAATGTGCCAGTAGCAGCACTCGTATGAGTTACAAGGCATCTATACAGTTGTGATGTTTCGGCTTCAAATACTCTATCACCTACTACATACTGAATAGAGTTCTGCCACTCACCGCGTACAGGTGGAGTGCCTAGTTGTAAGAACATTGCATCGACTTGCGACCAGTTAGCATACTCAAGTGTATGCCAACGCGGTGTGTCGAAGTTTACGAGTTTGAAATTGTAGTTAGGAGTATAACCGCGTATATTAGCAACCATCACAGCCACCTATTGTAAGTGGCTATAAAGCCGTCAGCATATATAAGATTATATATATATACTAGCATCGCCCGCTTCGCGTGCGATGCCTCGCCGTTTGTATGTATATAAGTATCAAATAGCACATTTTCGGGCATTTGTCAACCCCTTACATAGTACAATCTACTAGCCGCCTACTAGCCGCGCACTACGCTTCCTTTCTGATACAGGAAGCTGTAAGCGCTAACTGACAGCGATTGTGTACTCTCTCCGCTTGTACGTACTTTAAGCAGTTTGCACTTAACTGGCATCTGCCATAGCTTCTGTTCACGTGTTCTACGTCCTGCGCCGTATACTTGTTGACCTGCACCATACGCGCCAGCTTCATTCGGCACGAAGGTGATAGAGCGTGCAGGAGTTAGTTGTCCTGTCGCTGCATCTCTGTATATGTTGTCAGAGAACAACTCGACTGTAAATTGTGCTTGACCATTAGCATCGGCATGTACGAAGCGCAGTGCCTTGGTATGTTGTCTAGCACCGAAATCACTCCACGGCAGTTCCCACGTGAAGCTGATAGGTTCACCTTTGTATTCTTCCCAACTATCAGGTTCTAGCTCACGAGCAGTTTGGAAGTCTGCTGCTGTTGTTGTTACATCTGCTAGACACTTGTACACTAGCCCATCATGGCTATCGAACACGCGGTCTTTGGTGTGATATGTCTGTCCACTTGTCCACGAAACGAAGTCGTACATGCCATACCAGTCAGCGTACACAGGGTTCTCAGGTGAACCATAGCGCATCATGTAGCCGTCAGGTGTGAACAAGAATGCGCGACCTTCTAGCGTACCGCAGCCGCAGTTGAACCGCAGATACTCCTTAGTCTTGAAGCGTGACCATGCAAACAGCTTCAACTGTGGTACGTAATGGTAGATGTAACCAACGGAGCCGTCGATGACTGGTTGTATAGTGACAATGTTGCCGCCGCCACTTGTGTTAGTACTCGTCGTCGTTGGTAATTGTGCATCTATCTCTATGAGTAAGTAGTTCTCACTCAACACTCCTAGGACTTTGCGTGTGCCGTTGATTTGTTCTGGCAAGATTGTGCTAAACCCTGTAGCACCTGCTATAACTACAAAGTCACCCTGCTCCAACAAGTGCGCATCGTGGCGCAGTATTAATGAATACTGTGTGAACTCATGATTAGCCATGTCTAGGTCAAAGTAGAACGGATCATCTGTCAACTTGCGTACATCTTGCGTGTCGAACTTAGGCAAATAGAAGTGCACTGTCTTGTTCTTACCATCGTAGAAGCCAAACGCCTTCAAGCGCATAGTGTCCTTACGCATACGCCCAATGTGTCTACTCAACATCGTTTCGACGTAGTTACTCACACGTTCAGGTACGACTGCGTTGCTGAGTGCTGACAACTTAGCACTAGGCACACCGTTGAAGTCCAACATGAACACATCGCTGCCTATCTCTACTATCGAACGGGGTGCATTGGAGCCGAAGCCGTTTAAGGTGTCGATGGGTTGTGGGTCGTGCTGACCTGCATCGTTGTACAGACCGAGCTTCATCATCGTTGTCGAGTTAGGAGAGATAACCAGCAGTGCGTCTTTGATCGTAGCAAACCCACGCACTGTTTGCTCAGGACTAGCAGCAATCTTAGACATGTCAATGTCAACAGCGTCGTTAGGATTAGGACTATCGCTGTAGACCATCGAAGTGTCTTTGGCCGCTATGCGTATCTCTGTTGTGTGTGTTGGATACTGTGATGGGTCGGTGTCGTGTACAGTGAAGAACCTGAATGCTGACTTGCAAGCGTCGAATGCTGGCACCTTGTCATTACTAAACGAGTTGCCGGGGTCTACTAGGTACAACACCCACTGCGTTGCATCTGTACGTGTGAAGTCTATACTCAGCGGCTTATCATGTCCGTTGCTACAGATCAACTCTTTGCCGAATATGTCATGTGCAATAAAGTCAGTATAACTCCAACCAATAGGTGCACCGGGAAGTGCTGCAGCTACCTTCTGGCTCCATATACGTTGTATAGTCTTTGTGCGGTCGATTGTCAGTATCTCACCAGCACTAGTCCACAGCAGTACGACATTAGCGAAGTAGCGACATTCAACAGGCTCACCACCTAGTGCATGTGTGTCACGTGTCCAGTGTAGAGGGAATGCACTGCTAACACCCGTAGCTGTTGCTTTACCACTTACAACTATCTCAAACGTGTTGGCATCTACTACACGACGAATGCCGTGAGTTCTGTTAAGCATCTCAGCAGTGATACCATTGAAGCTGCCACCTATGCCTACAATAGTAATGTGATCGCCAGCTACAAAAGGATGCGCAGTGAATAGAACAGAAACAACGCGGCTGTCTAGTGTAGTAGCTATTCCTGCTGCTGCTACTGTGCCACTGCTCTCTACACCTTGTTTCAACTTCAACCACATCTCATAACCGAAGCGTGGACCTGCACGGCGGTCGGTGTATGTAACCATGTTGTCGAAGACTGGTGAGAACTTGCTAGTTAAGTTCTGCTCACTGTCAACTACGTTCAACCCACCACCGAAGTCACGGATAGTAGTGTTGTTGAGCTTCGGTGTAGGCCGCGGCTGCTTCGGTCTGCCTAATGGCTTGAGCCGCGTAAGCATCTGTACCATAGTCAGGTCCACCTGTTGACAGTGCTTCGGGACGACATAACAGTATCAAGTGGAATGTTGAAAGTCTGCCGATTGAACTGACTGAGTGCATCCTGAAACAGGATGCGAAACTTGTCGCTAGCGCCGGGATTTGTGCCATCATCTTCAAGTACGTCCCAACATGTGCCTAACATCAACAACTGCGTATCCATGAATATCTCATCACTGTCTTCTTCAAAGTCATCAGGCTTGGTACGATATGTCACATACACCTTGCCAACTGTATTAGCTGGTAGCACTCTAAACCACTTTGTCTTGTTATTGCCGAGTGGTCGTAAGCTAGGATAGTTAATGTCAATGTCTCGTACATTCATTGGTGCTATTGGCAATGGTTTGTGTGATCCTTCCCAAAACACACTGTGCAGATCGCGCCAGTCTTTCAGCTTGTCATCTAGGGCATCTGTAATGGTGCCAGTGACGCCATCGAGTGTGTGTGGTTCTTGGTATGTGGTGTAGTCAGGTAACCAGTACTCACGGAAGATCATGTCGAACTTGTGCTGTACTGCTAACTGTATGCGTGGCTCTGCATATATCTGCGCGTCAAGGCCCTCTACGAGCGCCAAGCGCTGCAGCACCTTTGTAACAATGTCACCGAATGTAATCATTGTAAGCTCCCCACGTGTGTAGCGTACACGAGCGGCCTGTGTGGTGGACTAGCCACACAGACCACTCATGCCCTCTCCGCACCCTCAGAACTACGCAATCACGTGGGCCGCACCATGTAGATTGTTGCGGTCTACTACGCAGGTGAACCTGTAGCTACGCACACCATCGGGAGCTAGGTTAGGTGTGTAGGTGCCACGAGGATCACCACTAGTAAGTGTCTGTGGAGATACACCAGCTACAAGCGCACCTGCAGTTGGCGTTACATCGCTTGTCAACTCACTGAGTATCGTCGTGCCAAGTACTTTATAAGGCACTCCTAACACAGCGCCGTAGCCGACATTGATAGTTGTACCTGCAGTCAAGCCATATGCCACACTCACAATGTCGGCAAACATCTTCTTGCCGACAACAGGTGTAGCACCTGTGAGTGTGAAGCTCTCCTTCATAGCTTGACCGAGATAGTCAAAGCCGTACACAGTGACGTTAGATGTAGCAGCACCGCTAGCTACAACTGTCACGTTACGGCCATATCGGCCCATCACGCTAGGACTGAAACCGACCACTGGCGACGAAGTGCCAGCAGCAGCGATTGACTGTGCATTCAAGATACCTGTAGCAAGCGCTGCAACAGGTGCAGGAATGTCAACAGTAGTAAGCCCATCGACGCCTACATCAGCCGCGTAGCAACACGCTTCTACACGGTTGTTGATGCGACGCATACCGGGGATAGCAACTTGTACCGCCATGTGTCTATTCCTCTACTTGCTCTGGCTCTTTGCTCGCAAGCAACTTCTCTACTAGCGACGGGTCGCTTTCAACAAGCCGCGTGAGAACATCGAGCGCTGTCTTTTGTTTGTCTGACAATGCAGCATTCATCTGCTGCATTCCTACTGGTGTATCGTCACCGCCTTCGATCAACATGGGAACAAGGTTACGGTCGAGCTTCAAACGCACAACATCTTCGTGCGACAGAAATACGCTATCACCACGCAAAGTGCGAACCATGTAGCCTTCAACCTCTACATCGGTAGGCACAATGCGGAAGCCTATCTCATCTTTCACAGTGCGATTGACTACAGTCTTACGCTTCATAGGCTCTATAGTGTATGCAGGAACGGGCTTCTTACGCTCGTCCATGCTATATGCTGCGCGCTTCTCTTGGAAGCTCACCGTTGAGGGCGTTTCAGCCATTGCTTGCTCCTATGCTATACAGTGTATAGCGTTGTGGTTAATCGTTGACGACTGCGTGTGTGCGGTATTGCTTCCACGTGCAGAATTGACATTGCGTGATGACACGCTGGCCGTAGCCGTCGATTGTCCACGGTGCTGTCAAGTCAACATTCTTCATGTTGTTGTCACCGAGGATGTGTAGACGGAGGTAGGTGTCATTCAGGAAGTATGCACGATCAACTGGACAGCTTTCATCGTAGATGATCGGCACACCATTGTGACTGACACCATCAAAGCCAAGGTCCATCATGCGCTTGCCGCTGCTGGTGTTGGTAAGTGGTATGGTAAGCTTGCTACGAACAGCAGCACGATACAGGCGGTAGTGATTACGACCAGCAATGATGACTTTGGGGCGCTCTGTCCCTTGTTTAAGGTCGAGCAATACATCGTCATATGCTTCTTCAATGTTGGTGCTGTTGAGAGTACCAGCAAAGTCATACGACGAAGGTCGCCACTGCACTTCCAACGCACGATCCACACCGGCAAGAGAGCCAGTAGTAGGATCGTCAGGTATAAGGAGCGCAAGACCATTAGGATCATTGCCGCCACCCAAGCCGTAGAGGTAGCCTGAGAACTTCTCTTTGATGCTAAGCTCAAGAGCCTCAAGTTTGCCCTGAAGCAGCTTAACTGCAGCTTGCTCACCTTTGTTCTCGTCTTCCTCTTGGTTAGAGATGATGACTGTGCCAGCTATACGTGACCAGCGATACTCAAGTTTGATGAACTCTTGAGTTTGCTGCACTGGTAAGCTGTCATAGTACTGATAGCTGCCCACTGTCGGATTTCTGCCGGTCAACAGTGGATTAGTGATGTTGTAACCGCTGCTTTCATTCTCAATGCGGTCACGTGCGAAGCACCACGCCATGAGCGCGTTGCTCTGCATAGCTGCTACAATGAGCTTCTTACGCGAGCGCTCGATTGTAGTAGCAAGTACGTTTTGGAGTACAGGCATTGTGTCTGTGTCCTACTTGTTGTTGAGTTCTGTGAAGACCGCTGCAGCAATGTCACGCCACGGTGCATTGCTCTTGAAGTCTGCACGCGAATTTGTAGTGCTTTGAGTAGGAACGTCGCTTACTCCACGCATACTGCCGGGAGTTGACCTACTTCTACCATTGCCGCCACGTTGGCGCTTCATAGCAGCCTCGATCTGTGGTCGGAGTGGTGTTGTAAAGTCGAAGCCTCTGCGTTCTACCCAACTGCGAAGCTCAAAGTATGCACGCTCTGGCGTCAAGCCATGTTGTGCTACTAAGTTGCTGATTTCCACACCATGTGTCTCAGCATGGGGATGACTAGCAACAAATTCCTCCATCTGCACTTGCGCAGTTTCAGCAATTTGTGCTTGTCGCTGTTGCTGTTGCGTTTGCCGCTCTAGCGGGCCTAGTCTACGGTCAAGTTCATTGGTAATGACACGAGCATTGATGCTAGGAACAGCGTCATTACCAAACAACTGCTCCATTGTCACGCCTGTCGATAGCACACGCGCTACTATGTCGCGCACTGCCATGATAGGGTCTTTCTCAGCCATAGCACGTAGCTGTAGCGCTTCCTGTGCCATCTGTGGCGACAGGTTGTTCTGCTTCATTACATCGTCTAACACTTTGTACTGCTGGAAGTGGGTTTGCATCTGCCTGAGTTGACGAGATGCTTGGTTAGCTGCGTACTGTGCTCTGTTGAGGTTGTACGCAAGTTGCTTCTCTCGCCTAGTCGCTGCAACCACTTGCCCATCTTTACCAAGAAGTTCTCCTTTAGGCCCTTTCTTGGGTTTTTCAGGGAATAGCTGTTCTCCATCACCTCTTGACTTGCCTCTATGTACGTCTGATCCAGTTTCTCCCTCTCCCTCAGACTGCGGAAGTCTATGCCCATCACTCTCTCCCTGTTGTTGCTCTAACGGCAACTCTTGCTGTTGTTGTCCTTCATCGCTGCCACTGCTGTCACCTTCAGGCACAGCGGGTTGTTGATCTTGAATGCCAAAGCTGTTGCCAACAGCATCCATCAGGTCTTCTTGTTCTTTGGGCATTGTAGCCTCCTATACTGCACACGCTGTGCACTAAGCCGCAGCACCTTGCTGCATTTGTTGTATCAACTGCGATGCTATGTCAGCAACACTACGGCCACGAGCGAGTTGTACGCCGAGATGTTGTTTCAGTTCAGGCGGTAGACCGTCGATTAGGCGAGCTACCTCCTGTACGATTGATGCAATGTCGTCAATCTGTGGTCCACTAGCACCTTGACTGCCACCGCCGCCTTGACCACCACCAGCACCTTGCGGAGCGCCTTGTTGTCCACCTTGTGCAGCCATAGCACGTTCGTGCATACGTTGCATCATGGCCTCTTTACCTTGCGCGTCCTGTTGTTGTGCTTGTTCTTCACCGGGAGCAGGTCCACTTGTCTCTTTGATGATGCCTTTGTAGATTAGCTCCCAATCTGTCTGACTTATGACAGCATTATCGAATGCTGTTGCTAGAACCTTGAGAGCAACTACCGCTGCAATGGGTGTCGCACGAGTGAATTGACCGATGATCTGCGAAATTTGCAGTGCTTGCTCCTTTTTCGCCCTAGAAGTAGGTTTGAGAGTGCTACCACCCACAACACGAGGCGTGAATGTCGTCCGAATTGAATTTGCATCCATCTTCTCCCAAGTTGACGCCATTTCATCACCGAGTAGTGTAGCAACTTCCTCTTTTTCCATGAATTGCAGGCACATTTGTGCTACTAGCCACAGAACTGTGCCTACGCTGTCTTCAATAGCGTCCATCTTCTCATCAGCGCGTGTCTGTGTTTGGCTCTCGTAGCTCTCTATTGCTCTGTTGGTGGTGTTTGTCTTGTACTCGACACCACGTTGGACGCTGGTGACACCGGAGAGGCGGTCAATGGCCTCAAGAACAGGCTTCTTGTCAAAGAATTTGATGGCGTCGGCACTAGGTGGTAGTAATGGGCCGAGTACATCACCGAGCTTCTTGCCCTCTGGCAAATCCAAGCCGATTGTATTACTATCGAGTGTGCCAGAGATAAGACTTTCGAGTACGTCTGCGCTCTTGAGTGCGTTCTTGTCATATGCTACCTTACCTGCAGCGAAGCGACGTACTTTAGACCACTCATTGTTGATGATGTTTATGTCATCCTGTTGATCTAGATAGTAGGTAACTTCGCCCTTCGCGTACATAGTGATTGGATCAGTGTGGAACTCCATTGGCACCACACTAAAGAACTGGTCAAGTGAATAAGGATCATCCCATACCCACAGAGGATAGCACCAGTCATTGCAGTTGTATAGTTCAACTCGTCTTGTGACCTTATCCCATACATAGCACACCTTTGTCATCTGTGCTGCGAGGAAGCTGCGTTGGTCGCTGTAGCCGTACTTGGCATATTCGCTAGTGCTGTAGCTGAATAGCTGGAAGTTGTCTGTCTGACCACGTTCGCCTTGATCTGGACTGACACCAGCTTTGATGACGTTGGTAGGACTAAAGACGCTCTCCCACTCATCGCTGTTAGGCTTCTTGCGTCCGTACTTAGCACGCAGTAGTGATGTGTACATCAAGTCTTCAATCATGACCCAATTACACGTGCCACTAAGGTCTAAGTCGGTAGCTGTTGGATCGACTATTACTTGGTCTGGACGGCGTACTTTCACCCACGGACCACTAGGTGTGAGCATGTCAATGGTTTCTTCCAACGCTAGCAGCTTGCCTTCGCACTCCTTAATGTCCTTCTGCGACTTGGCTTGCTCTAGCTCAGCACTGAGTTTCTTGACTTCCTCTAGTGCTGCCTCACTGCTCTGCTCACGTAGTGTGTAACCACACTCGAACCAGCCTACATTGGTGAGTGTAGTGCTGACGATGTTGCGCTTGACCTTGCGTTTGAGGTTGAGGCCGGGAGATGTTTTCTTAGCGGCGAGTACGTTGACTAGCTTCTCAAGTGTGCGCTGGCGTGGTTCATCTGCTTTGTCTTCACTAGTAAACTCGGCCTCCGGGTTTTTAGTGAATAGCATAGGAACGAGAGCGCTGACGTTCGCAAATACCAAGTTCTCAGTGCTGTCAAACGTACCTTGGAGGGGTTTACCGGCTGTACTATCTTCCTCAGTTCGTGATGGAGCATTAGTACGGGTATGGTCATGTCTGTAGTACCTATACGCCTCCGACCACGCATCTGTGTTCTTGCTCATTGCAGACTTGCCCTGATCGTAGCGCGAACGCCACAACGGGCCACGATGCTTAGAGACAGGTATCTTGCTTTCACCTATGACACGATACATAGGCTGGTCATCTACTACAGCATTAGGATCGGCTGTGACACCTTCATAGGTGTTGTAGTCGGTAGCAGGTTCCGCGGGCGGAGGATTGCCGTAGTCGTCAGCCATTAGACAAACCCTTTGTCAGTAGCAAGCCACATAGGCATTGTGAATGTGCCATCGTTGTTGTCTTCAACTTGCGACTTTGGCACCCACGCAGTTGTCTTACCATCGTACAAGCGTAGTGCTTTCTCTGTCTCGCCACGTACTTCTGCAGCCATGTCGAACAGTTCACGCTTAGTTGACTTTGTATTAGCCATAGCGATGTGCTCTTGGGTTCTCAGCGCTGCGGTCTTTCTCTTGCCACAGCATCCACGAAGGTACACGCTCATTCGCAGGGATTGCGTACTTGCCTATATCTGGCATCTCACTGAGTAAGTACTTAGTCATGTCCATCGCATGATCGTTGCGATCTGTTGGTTTGTCTATACGCTCGCCACTAGTAGACTGCTGCCAGAAGTATCCTGCAATCTCGTCTGTCCACCAATCGAGCTTTGCGTTAACGAGCAAGCGCGGGGAGCCAGCCACACGGCGAATAGGATGAAGCAGGCGATGATTAAGATTAAGATAGCTTCCGACCTTAATAATCCCATTCGCCACATCGTTGTTTCCACGACGCATACGTATGTCGTCGTCTTTGAACATGTCAGCTATCGTCTTCCCCACGGTGCGTTTGTTAACGGTCCTACGTCCGAAGATGGATGGATCGGCGTTGATCTTGTGCATGTCGTCAAGTTCAGCACTCCAATCGGCACGTATACGCCGTATAGCACTAACTTGTTGGTCGATTGACATTTCCTTTTGGTAGAAGCCATCACATAGTATGACATGCTGCTCAGGTGTAACGAACGCAAGACCGTAGCAACTAGGCTGCGCTTGACCATAGTCGTAGCCTTCTATCCACGTGGGATGGTAGTGTGTCTCTACATACGCATCCAACAGAGCGTGTATGTCGCCTTCCTGCAGTAGATGTACAGACGTATCGTATTGGGGGTACACCAAACCCTCATACGCAACCCACCGTCCGAGCAAGAAACGATCACGTTGCTGCCCTTGATACATCGTTTCAAGGGTTTGGATGAAGTCACCGCCTTCAGCTTCATGCACATGGCGTAACTCGTAGGTGCTGCCTTCGACAACTTCTATTAACAACTGCGGCTTGCCATCTTCACCGAGTACTGGCTTACGGTCTATGTCACGAGCGCAGATGAGGTCGTCAGTCACAACGCCAGTTGCTTTGTACTGTTGCAGTGGGCGCACGAGTTTGGTGTAGACCCAATTACCAGTTGGATTGCATGTCAACATCATCCAACGTGGGCCAGTGACAGGCATCGTAGCATCTTCACCAATGTAACGAGCGCGACCACGCAAGCGACCGAACAAGTCGAGGAAGTCCTTGTGCGTGATTTCAGGGTCTTCAACTTGATCTACAATGACCCAATCGAATGTTGCTGACAGCAAGTTAGAACTACTGCTCTCAGTCTTTGTCCCTTGCTGTGCGATGTAACGGAAGTACACAGTGGTGCCGTTCTTGAGATGGCAGATGTTGTCACCGTTCTGTCCTGTGCTAAACGACACTATCCACTTGGGGGGACACCACTTGAGGAACTCTTTGCGAATAGTGTCGTTTAGTTTCGGATAGGTTGAGCGTGATATAAGACCAGTGCTACCGGGGTACATGTCAGCGAGTTGTAGTGCCTTGATAACGGCTGCAGTAGTCTTACCATTGCCGAAGCCACCGCCGTAGATTTGCACCTTGGCGCGTGAATGCAAGAACTTGTCCTGCAAGCTGTTCTCCTTCAACAGCAACTCAGGACGTTCAGCAACTTGTACAGTGCGTACACGCGCCATCAGTTGAGCTTAGCCCATGTAGTTGTGCCCTTCTCCAAGGCACGGTAGAGTTCAAAGGTTGTAGTGTTCAACTGTATCTGACCTGCAAACAACGATGCACCGCTAGGCACACCTGCTGCGGCAGTAGTAGGCATGCAGTAACTCACATCAACTACACCGACGAAGCCATTGGCTTTGATACCTTGGCCGTCTTTATTCGGTACGATTGCCATTGTTCTTCTCCCTTAGTGGAGTAACGTCTTTAGCATCTACGTCGATTGTTGGCATTGTCTTCGGTTGTGCTATCTCACGTATGTGGCGAATTGTCAAACCGCCCTCAAGCGAGTGACGGTGTTCCATGACTTGTTTAGGACTAAAGCCACCACGGTCAAGCATGTTCATGTACACACGCGCCTTCGTGGCAGGTTTAGTTTCTTCGTCTTCAAGAATGTCCTCTAAGCCATCGAGAGCCTTGGACGACATGCGCTCAATGCGCTTCTGCACGTTGTCAGCTTCGAGTGTAGCGAGGTTGTCTTTGATGAGGTGATCTAGCTGCTGGAACAGTTGTAGACCTTTAATCATGTCTACCTGTGACAGCTTCAAGCCTGTGGCGTCTGCAATCTCTGCATCGTTTATACCGAGTATAAAGTATAACCACACTACACCTGTAGTGGTTACAGCTTTAGTATCAGCGGGTAGATCAACAAGGCCACGCCGTATAGAGCGGTTATTGCGATCACGACCGCGAACAACAGCCGCTTCGGGAGGTTGTTTAGTGCGCGTTGTCTGTTGTTGTATAACTGCCTCTGGCGATGTAGACGGAATAATCGCTTGACCAGTTCGCGTGTCGATGACGAGGCCATTGGCAAGTGGTAAATCTGGCATTGTTCATTACACCCGCCGTCTACGTGCAGTGGGCGTTGCTGTTGGTCCCTGTGCACCACGTGCTGTAGGCATGTTAGCACGATAGGCGTTAGCGATGACAGCAGCTATACGTGGATCGGCAGTAGGTCCACCACGCATAGGTATACTAGGTGCCGAAGGGCGCATCGGGCGTGCAGGGCCACTAGGCATACCACGTGCTGTTGGTACATCAGCATTAGGATCACCTGCAGCCTGTTGCATCATTGCTGCACTAATGAGATCATCCATACTACCGCCAGCACCGCTAGGCATACCACCGCGAGGCATCGCTGTTGCTCCTTGTTGTTGTGGGCTAGCTCCTGCAGGTACTTGTTCACTTTCGCCCTCAGCTTCTTCATCATCTGGCGTGGGTTCAGCGGCTTCGTCGTCAGGAGCAGCAGGTGCAGATGATGGCGGTGATTGGGCATCATCGGGAGATGACTGGTCTTCGGGACTTTCACCACCATCATCTGCTTGAGTAGACGGCTGCGCGGGGTTGCCACTGGCATCATCTGCAGCTTGATCTACCCAATTCTCTGCAGCACTCTGCACTTGTTCAGGAGATACTTGAATGCCCATCTGTTGTAGTGTAGCAGCAACTTCCTCAGGCGACATTGCCATGAGTTGCTGCAACATGTCGCCTATGTCCACAGCGCCAGCGCCTTGTTGCTGTTGTAGGGCTTGCAGTACTTGTGGCGATAACTGTGTCTGCGGTTGTGACTGTGACTGTGGCATAGCTGCGGGCATTACTTGTGCTCCGGTTCCTTATGCTCTTTGGCGAATGGATTGATGTTGACGCCAGCAGCTTTAGGAGCAGCTTCAGGCGGCGGAATAGGTGCTGCAGTAGGAGGTGGGTCTGCTGGCACTGCTACACCACCAGCCATGCCCCACGCTTCGTACTCACGGCGGTCGAAGTCGTTAGGATCGTTGGGAATGTGTAGACCGTCTTTGGTGCGAATGACTACATCGCCGTTAGTGAGCTTGTAGTCTACAGGAGCTTCAACAGGCGGTTCACCTGCTTTAGCCTTCGGTGGGGGAGGGTTAGTAGGCTTCTTCACTTCAGCTTCTTTGACTGCTGCAGCCATCATCGTTACTCCTATCGCTGTTGGTCAGTTGATAGTACCTGCTTTACCACCACCACCATTACCTGACTTGTCTACAGGGTAGATAGCAGGAGCGAAGGTGGGTTGATATATTCGATTGAGTGCTACAACATCTGCAGCGGTTGTAGCGCGATTGATGAGTGTGGTTGCCGAGATGGGCACTTGACCGCCCATGTTCAAGCCATCAGCTTGTCGCGCTGTTACATATGATTGTGTAGCTGTAGCGTTAGCACCGGGAGCTACACCATCGAGTGCTACCATTGCAGCACCTACGTCGCGTTGTGCAGTGGGAAACATGATGCGTGCTAAACCACGTGCGGCTGCTGACGGCTCATTGAGTAGAGCGTATGGCTGCGCGAATACGTTGTCCCACAATCCTGCCCATGATGGCATAGTAGTACTCCGTGTGGTTGAAGCTGGTTGTGTCTATCATCGGCCATAGCACAAGATGTGGTATTTGTCAATAGAAAACAACACCATAGGCTGTGATAGTCCGGCCCGAAGGGCCGGTTGGTGGACTTACCAACTACCTAGACTTACATACACAACTACTCACAACTACAACGACTTGCATGTAGTTCTACATGTGCTATACTAGCTGTGTTGTGTTGTAGTAAGCTACCAACTGGGCACTCGTCGTTGTAGTTGTTATAACTACCACGGCGGGTGCTCTTTTTCATTTATACACTGTATAGACTACGACGACGTTGTATAGACTATACACACTCAAGTACTCACAACAGCGACGAGTTTGGTTTGTTGCATATAGCAATTCAACAATGCGAGGGGCTTGAGACAGAGCTTCTATTCCGTCCGCGTGCCTTGTGGCTGTGGCAGTGTTTGGGAATTGGCGGGGGACTACCTCCTCTACTTCACACCACGCGCACTCACACCTAGCAGTGATGCAGCTATGCAATGCTACACCTGCCGCGCGATGATGTATGCACTACAGACATAAGTCACTGCGATGCAGCGGGGCGCATTGTCCCACCATGCACCTCTACATCATCACGCCATGTTCACGCTATAGCTGCTATGGCACACTTCACCGCTGTAGTTTTATACACTGTATAATCAACAGCCATATTGCCCGTTTAGAGAGTGCTACTTTATGATGAGTTGCATGTGATTTCAGAGTGTGTATACTAGCTACTGTTGATAGCAATAATGCTACGACACAACCAACGGAGTTAAGACAATGGTACAAGTCACCAACACCAACACTACAGACACAAAGCGCAAT